GTGCTGGCAGCGCTGGGCATTCGGCGATCTACACGTCAAGTTTGATTCGCTCATTTACGGCGACGACGGTGATGGCGACTTTGTGAGCATGCCGTTCACAAGCGTTGAAGCCGACAGTTCCGAGCAGTGGCTGGAGCGACTGGAGGCGATGGCCGATCAGGGTGCCGCCTTTCCACTCGATCTTGAAGCCTCTGGTCGCGACGGCCTATTTGAGAAGAACGCGTTGTTTCTGATCTTCGAACGAGATGACGTCCACAGGCTGCGCGACTTTCTGGACTCGATCCTGACCACCGACTCCACAGAACCGAACGGGGTCGAGCCACGCAACCATGCAGACGTGGAGCGCTACGATGGCATCAACTGATCTCTATCAGATGCTCAAACAAGCGAAAGCTCGTGTGGACGCCATGACGCCGACCGAGCGCGCGGAGATGCACCAGGCCCAACGCGAAAGCTGGGTTCGCGGCATGTGCACGCCTTGCGAACACGGCGAACTTGATTTCGAGGAATGCCGCTTTTGCCGCGGCCTCATCTACTCCACAGATACAACTGGCCCCGCTCTTTCCGAAGAGGTAGAGGGATGATCCTCATACCGAACCACCTAACGTTTTACTGGGCGAAAGACGGCGAAGCGTATTCCGTCACTGACGATATCAGATTAGTCACGGCACGCTATCGCTGTGGTGGCCCTTGGATCACCCGACGCAAATGCTACGCGGTCGCCCTTCGGTATGGCTTCGCCTTTCGCCGAAGGATCGATGGTGATTGGCATTTCCTCGGATATCTCCGGCTGAAAAGCCTTGGCGAGACGAACGAGGCAGAAATTTCCAAAGACTAACCGGCGGCAAACGAGGAAAGCACATGGCAAGCAACTGGTACGCAGTGAGGGCAAAGCCCGGAACGCAACGGATGGCAAGGCCGCTCCCGATCGCGGCGAATATGACCGACCAGGAGAGGGCGGCGGCCGAGCGCCGGAAGGGCGAGAGCATCCTCGAGCGCCAACTCCGCCAGGAAGGGATTGACGTGTTCATGCCGGCCCACTGGAACTGGGCTCGCCACCATCGGACCAACAAGCTCATCGCCAAGCGGTTCCCGTTCCTCATCGGCTATGCCTTTGTTCATCTGCCGCGCCTCGAATTCGAGAAGGTGAGGGCGGTTGATGCGGTCATGTGCATGTTGGCGCCGACCCGGAATTCGGGGCCTGTTCTGTTTCCAGAGTCCTTGATTTCCGAACTCATGATGATCGAATTCAAAGATGCGGAAGCGCGCCGAATGCAGGAGTGGTCGGATCTGGAGCGTGTCCGGTTCAACAAGGCGAACAGCCTGAGAGGCCAGCTCAAAAAGATCCTGCCAAAGGGACGCCACTCAAAGACGTCGCTTCGCGAATATGCCGACCTGTCGATCGACAAGCTCAATGAACTCGTTCGGGCAAGAGTTCTGTCGATAACCGCACAGCTCGACGCTCTCGAAGCAGCTGAGACGCTTGATCAAATCGAAAAGGTGGCGTGACGATGTGCACGATTCATGGCTGTACCTCAGCGGTGGCCGCTAAAGGCTTGTGCTGGAGGCACTACAACAGCAGCCGGAAATACGGCGATCCGTTCAAAGCGAGATCGCGCGCGGCCAATGGAGAAGGAAAGGCTTGGATTGAAGAGCATGCTGGACACAAAGGATCTGACTGTTTGATCTGGCCGTTCTCAAGCCCCGGGAAAAGGCCTGTCGGGCGAATAAAAGTTGGCGACAGGTACGAAAGTTCATACCGATACATGTGCATTTTGGCGCATGGTTCCCCGCCGATCGGCAAAGGGTTGGCCGCTCACAGTTGCGGTCAAGGGCATGCCGGGTGCGTCAACCCCAATCATCTTCGTTGGGCGGACCCCCAAGGCAATATGGATGACAAGGAAAAGCACGGGACTCTCCCGCGCGGCGAAGGTTGCTACAATGCGAAACTATCGCGCGCGGATATTCAATTCATCCGAGAAAATGCCGGGAGGGTTGCAAACCGTTCGCTCGCCGAGATGTTCTCAATACACGAGGTAACTGTGGGTCAGATTATCCACCGGAAACGATGGAAGCATGTTGAATAAATCGAAGGTTTCGATTAGGGTGTCGCAAATCATTTGGTGATATGGCTGTTCTGATCGCGGACCTCGATTACTGAGGGCAACACTCGCCGGGCCAATGCAGGGATTTCACCGCCCTGCATTGGAAGAACATTGCCAATTTTCTCCCCGAATGCCGCAAGGACTACAGGCTATGCGTCCTTGCTCTCCTTGTCGGGGTAACGAAATCGGGAAGAAAGCGACCAGCCCTAAGCGCCCATGTAGCGTCTGGAGCGGCCCTTACGGGCGAGGCTGGCGAGGTTCACGCGCTTTCCTGCCTTCCCGACCCCATACGGCATAGCCGTAACAGCATGTGCAAAAAATGCACGAACTGACCTGGCCGGGATTTGCGAGGAAATCACCTTCAACCCGCTGAGAAACAGGCGTTAGAGGCTGGCCGGTTTGGCATGTGGAAATCACCGCCTCCCTGCGGGAGAGCGCCAGAGAAAGCCCACCCCGGTCTTATCACCCGGCGGTGGGCTTCTCACATTCAGGAGAGTGCGATGACCAGAGAGACAAAGGCACTCGTTTGGTCGTCCGCAATCGGACTGGCTCTCGGCCTTACGCTTTGCGTTCTGTTCGGCGTGCTGGATGTGCAGTGCTATGGATGGGCCAAGCAGAACTGGAACGCGGCGCTGCAAACCTGCGAGTGACCCCGCCTAACCCTTCAATCCAGCAGAAAGGAACCAGCATGACCACGAAGGTAACCGTCGAAGCCAATCACGGATGGCCGGTCGATGTCTCTGCTCATCACCCGAAGACCGGCGACAAGATCGAAAGCCAGGGCGGTCGGGTACCGGCGAACGAGACCCGCGTGTTCTACATCCACTCGACGCAGGATCTTCGCATTCACGAGGTCCAGCCCGACGAGATCGAAAAGCCCGAACCGGATCGAGCGGCGTAACGCCCCCGCATGCCTGAAACGAGAGCCGGGCTTAGGTCCGGCTTCTCAGATGCTTCCTCCGATGAGGTGCAAGCAGATGACCGTTGAAGAGATCGACGCCATCATTTCCCAAGCAGGGCGAGGCCTGGCCTATATCAAGGCTGAGGAAATCGACGGAACTCTCTACCACGTCATCCATGACGACGAGGGCGATACGCTCGCCATGTCGGAAGACAGTTGGAACCTTATTTCATTCGCCGCCACCCGCGGCATGACGGTTTGCTCTCTGCATTGATCGGGCAGGCTTGCCGATCGGTTGATGATGTAGCGCGAAAGGGCTGGCCAGTATGTTAGGGTTTGGTATCGGCCTTGGCCTCCCGATCGCGGCCGCAAGTAATTCTGCCCCCGCCCAAGCCGTCAAGCAGACCATCTTTGACCATGATACGGTCACGATATCCGGGACGAACGAGGCCGGAACGAAATTGTCCCTCGGCGTTGTTTTCTTCAGCACGACAAAAGGGCAGGTGCGCGCCGTCAGTTTCTGGAAGACTGCAGCCGACATCGCAACATCGCGTGACGTCGGGATCTACAACACGTCTGGAACTCTGGTAGCTGAAGGCACCTCTTCCGGTGAAGCCGCAGGCCCTGGATGGGTATCGGTAACACTCGACGCCCCTCTCACGATAGAGGCCATGACCACGCTTGTGGCCTCGGTGCACTTCCCGGAAGGCGCATATGGTGCCGTGGCGGGTGCCCTGACGAACGTCATCCGGCGCGGCCAACTGGTGGCGGAAAGCAATGCTGGCGGCGGCGGTAACGGCCGTTACAACTACGGGCCGGCTCTTGCCTACCCAGCGACGACGGGAAGCGGGACCAGCTTCGGGATCGATGTCGATTTCTACGCCGGCTCTTTCCCGACTGCAGGAACGACCGGAATACCGGCCGGTACGGTGCTTACCCCAATGTCTGGGACGGTCTCCCTTTGGTCCGGTGGCGCTACGCTCCTTGAAGACAAGGATATCAGCGGGCACATTCTGGTGCAGGCACAGAACGTCGTCATTCGCAGATGTCGCATCACAAACACCGACCCCGGTGTGGCTGGCGTCATCCGAATTGACACAGGAGAGAGCGACGGTGCTGGCCTCATCATCGAGGACTGCGAGATCGACGGCACTGGCGTAACGGTGAACGGCATTGCGGGGCAGGGAACATTCCTCCGCAACAAGATCACGCGGGTGGACAACGGCATCAACCTCTATGGCCCAGCTACGATCAAGGACAACTACATCCGCGTGGCTGAAGGCACGGTTGACGCTCACTTCGACGGCATCGAGAATAACGGCGCCAGCGATGTGGTGATCAAGCACAACACGATCATCACCGACAATGTGCAGACCGCATCCGTGATGCTGAACAACCAGTTCAACGGCCTGGCGAACATCGACGTGATCGACAATTACCTGTCGGGCGGCGCTTACACCATCTACGTCGACAACACAAAGTCAGCATCTCCGGTCGACAATGCGACGATCCGCATTTGGTACAACAAGATGGGCGAAGGCGATTTCGGTTACTTCTCCCTCTACACGTCCGGCGTCACGCCTCTGTACAATTACGATGCCGTGACGGGTTCCCCTGTCCCGTGAATGGCGTAGGCCTATCAAGCTCCCTCGGGTTCAACCAGAATTAGCAGGAGATACACGTGGCTTGCTTTATCGAACAAGGCGCAGTCCTCCCGACCCAGAGCGGGAATGTGTTTTCGGCCACCGGGCCAGTGGCGATCGAACTGACAAGCGGGAGCAACGGCACCCAGCTTTCCGGTTCGGCTGACACGATTGTCGTCAGTTCCGATGTTGACGGCTGGATCCATGTATCGAGAACGGCAGCGACGGATAAGGCTGCAGCAGGGAAAACGCGCCGCATCCTGGCCGGCACCATGAGGCCATTGGGTGGCGTCGGTGCTGGCGTCTGGGTCTCGTTCCTAGCGGATGCCTGACAGCAGATAAGCCCCGCCGCGGGCCAAGCGGTTTTCAATTTTACACGGTGAATGCAATGGACGCCTCTCATGACGATTGGGAGAACGAGCTTACGCCAAAACAGCGGGCATTCGTTCGTGAGTACCTGATCGATCTGAACGCTACTCAGGCAGCGATACGCGCCGGGTACAGTGAAAAGACAGCATATTCCATCGGTGAAGAGAACCTGAAAAAACCTGATGTGGCTGCGGCCATCGAAGCCGCGATGAAAAATCGGGCTGCGCGCACTGATATCACGGCCGATCGGGTGCTGAAGGAACTAGCCAAGATCGGATTCGCTGATATCCGCAAGGCCATCAAATGGCAGGGTACTCTTGTCACAGAGGAAGATAACCCTGACGGTGGCGACACGCTGACGATCAAGACCGTCGTGACCAACAACGTCACGCTGGTCTCCAGCGACGATATCGATGATGAGACAGCCGCGGCCATCTCGGAGATCAGCCAGAACAGCACAGGCGGCATCAAATTGAAGCTGCACGATAAGCGCGCGGCTCTGGTTGATATCGGCAAGCACCTCGGCATGTTCGTTGAGAAGCACGAGCACACAGGTAAGGATGGCGGGCCGGTCCAGATCATTTACACGGACAAGGACGCAGGCCTGCTGTGACCTTCCAGGCCACGCAGGACCAGATGAGGGCGATCGACCTTCAATCGTCCGCTGCCACGCATATCATGCTTTATGGCGGTTCACGTTCGGGGAAGACGTTCATCAACATGCGCTCGATCCTGATCAGGGCGCTGGCGCATAAAAGCAGGCATGCGGTTCTCCGCTTCCGTTTCAACCATGTGAAGCAATCGGTGGTCTACGACACCCTGCCGAAAGTGATGGACGTTTGCTTCCCCGGCGTTGCGGAGCACTGCCACCTCGATAAGTCGGACTGGTTCTACAGGCTCCCGAATGGGTCTGAAATCTGGTTCGGCGGCTTGGACGACAAGGAGCGGACGGAAAAGATCCTTGGCCAGGAATACGCCTCGATCTTCATGAACGAGTGCAGCCAGATCAGTTGGGCGGCTCGCAACATGGCAGTGACACGCCTCGCCCAGAAGACACCGCTTCGCCTCAAGGCGTATTACGACTGCAACCCGCCGAACAAGGGGCACTGGACTCACCGGCTGTTCATCGATCGGGTTTCACCGGAAACCCGCAAGCCGATCGCCAATGCGGACGATCACAACGCGATGATCCTCAACCCGGAGGGCAACCAGGCCAATCTAGCGCCGGGATATCTGGACCAGTTGAGGGCTATGCCGGAGCGAATGAGGCTCCGCTTCCTTCTGGGCCAGTTCGCCGACGATTCGGACAGCGCGCTATGGTCTGTTGAGCTTCTGGAGCAATGCCGCCACGTCGGCGAACTGCCGGATATGCTCCGCATCATCATCGCGGTTGATCCGTCTGGGTGCTCTGGTGATGAGGACACACGGTCTGACGAGATCGGCATTGTGGTTTGCGGCCTTGGTGTCGATGGCAAAGGGTACATCCTCGAAGATCTTTCGGGGCGCTATGGCCCGTCGAAGTGGGGCGCCATCGTCGGTGCGGCCTTTGACCGCCACGAAGCCGACAGGGTGGTTGCCGAGACAAACTACGGCGGGGCAATGGTGGGCGAGATCGTCCGAGCCGCCAGACCGGGAACGCCATTCACTGAGGTTCACGCCTCGCGGGGAAAGGTGGTTCGAGCCGAGCCGGTCGCATCCCTGTTTGACCAAGGAAAAATCGTCCTCGCCGGGTACTTCCCCGAGATTGAAGACCAGCTTCTGGCAATGACAACGGCGGGCTACATGGGCGCACGATCGCCCGACCGGGCCGATGCAATGGTGTGGGGCATCAACAGCCTTTTCCCGGCCTTGACCAAGCGAGAGCGCGAACCCGGAACGATGGTGGTTCAGCGTGCAGTGACCTCAAACACTGCCATCAAAGAGAAACTCAGAGGAAGGAAGCGCTAATGGGCGGTCTGTTCTCGAAACCAAAATACCCCGATCCCGAGCCGCCGGCACCCATGCCTGACGCTAATGATCCCTTGGCCGCGCGCCGTCGTCGGCAGCAGACTGGTGGGCTGGCGTCGGCTGGCAGTTCGACGGCTGCAGATCGTCTTGCCCCCGTGCCTGGCACGTTGGGAAGAGAATTCACGCGCTCGACGCTCGGTGCCTCCTGATGTCTGACGCTCAGGGCCGCGAGCTTCTGGAGATGGATAGCCGCATGTTTGCGGCGAAGGAATCCATCGACAGCCTTCACCAGGAAATCGCAGAATTTTTCTACTGCGAGCGCGCGGACTTCACGAGCGAAATCACGCTTGGCTCTGACTTCGCCTCCCATCTGACGGACTTCTATCCGACGCTGGTGCGCCGTGAGCTTGGCGACCAGATCGGCGCCATGGTTCGGCCGGCGGATCGGCAGTGGTTCAAGTCCACCACCTCAAACAAGGAAGCCTCTCGCCGTCGAGATGCGTCCGAGTTCCTCGAATTCATGACCCGCGTCAATTGGGCTGTGCTCTACAGCCAGGATAGCGGTTTCCGCCGTGCTGCGAAGGAAGCGGACCACGACTGGGCCACCTTCGGCATGTCGTGGAAGCAGGTGAGCTACAACAAGAAGCGGGACAACCTCCTGTTTCGCTGCCATCACCCGAAGAAGATGGCCGGCTGCGAAGGCCCAGATGGTCAGGTCAATCATGTCCACCGCAAGGACGACATGAAGGCCCACACCATGGCCTACTGGTTTGGTGAGGACAAGCTTCCGCAAGTCGCAAAGGATGCACTGAAGAAGAAGGATCTCGCGGCATCCTTCAAGGTTCGTCACATCGTCGTTCCGCTCGACAAGTACGACCCATACCGCAAGTTCCCCAAGGGGGCGCAGTGGGCCGATATCTATGTCACGGAAGACGGCAAGATCCTGCAGGAGCTTCCGGCCTTCACATTCGACTATGTGGTTCCGCGTTGGGCCACGGTCAGCGGGCATTTCTACGCCTTCAGCCCCGCCACCATCATCGCATTGCCGCAGGCTCGTATGATCCAGCGCATGATGATGACGATCATCGAGGCTGGCGAAAAGCAGGTTGACCCGCCGCTGGTGGCCACGCAGGACGCGATTATCAGCCCGATCGATATTACGTCGGGCGGCGTCACCTATATCGACGCCGAATATGATGAGCGTCTGGGCGCTGCACTCCGCCCCGTTGACCTCGGCAAGAACGTCACGCTTGGCGAAAACCTCATTTCCGACGCCCGCGCCCTCCTGGCTGATGCGTTCTACATCAACAAGCTGACGCCGATGGCCTCGGCACAGCGGCAGAAAACGGCCTACGAGACGTCGCAGCTCGTGCAGGAATACATCCGCAACGCCCTCCCGCTGTTCGAACCGATCGAGGATGAGGATTGCCTTCGCACCTTGGATCTCGTGACACAGAAGGTGATGCGAGCCGGCGGATATGGCCCGGTTGATCGCAACGGTATCCCGGTTGATATGCCGGAATCGCTGCTTGGCCAGAACATCACGCAGGAATTCAACTCGACACTCAAGGAAGCGCGGGACCGGCAGACGATCAACGCATTCCACGAGAGTTCAGCGCTCATCATGGCGGCTGCACAGATCGACCCGAGCACCATTGCAGAGGTGGACGTCCGCCGCTCGTTCCGCGATGCCTTTGGCGCTGTCCCGGGCAATAGCGCCGACTGGCTGGTCGATCAGGAAGAATCCGAAGCAGCCCGTGCGCAGATGCAGCAGCAGATGGCACAGCAGCAGCAGCTTGGGCAGGTCGGGCAGATGGCAGACGTTGCCGCCCGTGGTGGGCAGGCTGCGCAAGAAGTTCAGGCCGCACTCGCCGGCTGACGAAATCCGAATGGTCGGATAGGCGGCTGCGGCCGTCGCTTTCAACTGAGGAATATCAAATGAAGATCGAATACCGCGTTAAGACAGCGCCTCGTTTCTATGTCACCCGCTACCATGAGGACGATAATGGGGCGGCCGGCGTCGATGTAAAGGGCGCCTACGACAATTCCGAGGTGGCGCACGAGGTCGCCTACGCGCTTTGCAAGGCAGAGCATGACAAGTTGGGGCTCTCGCCGGATGACGAGCGTATCATCTACCCTGCAATGACCCCTTCCTCTGGCCCTGACATTTTGGGCTGAGCCATGGCGGGCGAGGTTATCCCGTTCCCGACCCGGGGAGGCGAGCCAACAGACGACGAGATCATGTGCACCATCTCGGTCAACGGGAAAGGTGATGTTGAACTCGTCGTC